GCTCCACGATGCCTCGGCTGATGTCGATGGCGAGTATCCTCTGTCCCTCGTTGGGCTTCCCTGTCCACCCATACCACTCGTGAACTCGGAACAGATCGCCCTTCACAGTCGAACGCCAAGAGCCATTCGGCAACTGAACATCTTCGCCATTGCTGACGGCCCACCATCCCACGGAGAAGGGTCGACTCGAGCCCCAGTCGAACGAGCGATCGATCCTCCAGCGATCCGGAATAACGAACGGCTTGATGATGTTGTAGTCCGCGTCGAACACATCGTCGAACATACCGCCCGAGACGATGTCCCACGAACCTTCGAGCCATGCCTTCTTCTCCGCCATGTTGCGAGCGGAGGCAGCGATCTTATTGATGTAGTCCGGATCGCTCTTCAGCAGGATCAGGTTTTCCTGCAGTCGGCTGAAAATGGACAGGCGAGCTGGTTCCGGACGACCCTCCTCGTCCACGAGATCCTTGCGGACCTTCATGTTCATGCGATCAGGCAGGAAGCGAGCCTTGACCCAATTGTGACCGGGACCATACGGGTTCGTCGTCGCGCGAACCATACGAGGCATTCCGGGAGTCGAGGATCGGCAGCATGAGAACATTCTCTTGTAGCCAGCATCGGTCGCCCAATTGCAGAGCTCTTCCCACCCGATCCACGGATACTCGTGACCGTGATAGTTCCAGTAGTCGTCTTCCTTCTTGAACTGGCGGAGCAGAAGCTGCTCTCCACCCGGCCAAGTCCACACATGCTCACTGTGATTGAACTTCGCCTGAGGCCAGATCTGCGGGAACCACTTCTTCGTCTTCGTAATGACGTCGGTCAGCTGCTTGTAGGTCTGCCGGAAGAGGATACCCTTCCAGGCGGAGCCGAAACCACGACCAGTGAACATTCCGAAGGACATGAGGAGGCAGTCAGTCTTGCCGCCACCACGAGTCCCCTGATACAGAACCTCAAAGATCGGAGTGGAGGAGAGAAACGCCTCCTGGCTCCCAGCTTGAGGACGCCAGATCACATTGTCAGGATACTGCTGAATTCCGATCGTCACTCGTCAATGCCTCCATTGAGGATCTCTTGCCGAGCAAGCTCGATAAGCCAGAGAGCGTCTTTCCGCGACATGTTGGAAGTCCTGAGACCGAAGTCATCCTCTGCATCAAAGAAGATGATGAGGACCTCGGTCGGCTTCTCCCTCATAGTGATTCCGAGGGCCTCATCGACCGTCATGCGCTCATGAGCGCCAAGTTCAATGATCTCTGCCACTTTCATCAACCCTCCGCGAACTGGTTGATGAAAGATCATATGTCATCGGAGACGATCTGGCAAGTCTGATTAATCTCCCGCAGACTGGGCCTTCATAAGCTCGTCCAGTTTCTGCTTATTTGTCTTGAAGACGTGCCTGTCCACGATAGGTTCGCCTCGCAGCTTCATCAGGAGTTGCTCGCAGAGCTCGAAGTCGCCAGCCGCAATCACCATCTGGGCTTGGGCCATCTGGAACTTCTGCTCAGCCTCCTTCCTGCGCTGCAACAGGAATATCTCGAACGCCTCGCTCTCACCTTCTGTAAGCTCAAGCGTCTTGTGAGGAGGGTTGTTAGAAATCGTCATCTTCATCTTCCTCTGTATCATCGTCCCACTCGTGGAACATTGCATCTTCATTGCTGAACGTATCAATCATCTTCAAGTCCGTATCACCGATAGTGCTGTCGTATGATTTCAGCTTATAGGTGTCCATCGTCTTGTGGTAGCGAGAAGTGAACTCTCGGGACCGCCTTCCGATCTCTTCAATCGTATATTCACCCTCCAATACAGCGAGAACCATGCTCGAGATCACATCATCGCGGATATGCTTCGGGAGCCCAAGGGAGACGGCCCTATTCACGGTCGCGTAAAGGTCGTTCTGGCGCAACTGAAGGTTGAGCTTCGTTCCGATTGGATCTTCAGAGCCTTTCAGCTTCCGTTCTCGCCGCGCTTTCTCCCTCTCACGCTCCGTTCTGGCCTTTTTGATCTCCCTCTGGTTGTTATAGGCATGATCGACAGCGTCTGCGAAGTTCGGATCCATCCTTCTGCGATAAATCCACTGTCCTCGACTCGGCCTGCCCTCCTTCTGGAGAGCGTCGTAGGCATTTACTCCCTTATTGATGTCCTCGACGACTCCATCCCAGTCCAAAGTCGCCACAAGACTGTCAAAGACTGAATCTAACCTTGCTGCTTCCCGAATCTTCCGGCTCACACGACGGCGAGTGAAGCCCTCTTGAATGCAAGCCCGATATCGAGCGGCAAACTCGGGATCTTTACCTACTCTATTGTGAATGGCAGTCTGGGAGACCGTCTCTGGCTGTCCTGGGAGCTTCGAAACTTCGCCGCCGAGCTCGATAAAGCGGAGAGCAGCCTCATACAGAGGCTCTCGCTCATTTAGAAGGAACTTACCACGCTTCTCATGAGCGGCTTGAACGCGAATCCTGAAGCTCCCATCAGTGTTGAGCCTCTTCGCCCACCTGTTCATGATCGCTTTGGACATGATCTCGTAGAGAGGACGATCTCCTTCCTCGTAGATCTGGAGTGCGAGGTCCACTTTCGCCTCTTCCTGGAGACGCTTCCTCATTCTATAGACGCGAACCTTGTTCCCGAACAGGTCGTCCTTCTCCATCTTCAGCTCCCACTGAGAGTGAGTCGGCCAACCATCTTCACCAGTGCAGATCTCTGCCTTTGACTCTCCGGAAAGGAAACGCTCCAGCACCTTCTCCCACATCGCGTCTGGAACCGGAGCAGCCCTATCTCCTCTGGGCTTCCAATCAGGCAACCTTTGGTGAGCTTCCTTCATCCACGAGAAGCGATTAATCGCATTATTCCATTGTCGCGGAGTTGGCAAGCCAGCGTCAGTAGGCCAGCGACTTGGAGATACTCCTTCCTCGCACAGTCTCGCAGCTTCAATCCATCGATCCAGAGGGATTCCAGCTATCTCCGGAGGATACACGAACCTCTCTGAACACTGAGGACAGTGGAGCCGCTGATCCTTCGGTCTCTTTTGCCAACCCATAGACTCCGCTTTGGAGACTACCTTCTCCCAACCAGCCTTCAGCCCAGAGTGAGACCCGTCGGTCCACGCGATGATCTCGGGATGGCCTTCGGGACAGCCATTTCCACCCTCTGGTCCGGGGCAGGAAAAGGAGAGCTTAACTGTCATCTTGACCTCATCAATCAGCGACGGGCGTGCGCCATGGATCCTTAAAAAGGTTCTTGTCTCTTCTCAGATTTCCGTATTGGCAATCCGCAACAGGACTTCTGCGTGGCAAGGGGAGGGGTGACACCAGCAGATGAGATCGCGTCCTGCGAGCTCGTCTTTGACTTCCTTCATCATCCTTGGGCTTGACCTCAGGAGCTCTTCATATTTTGCGATGACTTCTGCTCTCGTTCCGTCCTTCCCTATCTCATAAGGATTGCCCCACTTGGAAGGACGACCGACGTAGACCGCTCCCTCTACGAACTTCCCAACTTGTCGAGCGTTAAGGATCCTAGGAGGTTGGCTCGTCATCATTCTTCTTTCTTCATTTGCAGATGGCTTAGGGTTCATTGTTCCCTGAGCCAGTCGGATGGGCGGGGCCACTCCCGTAGGCCGTCTGTCGACGGCCGTTGATGGGGGGAGGTCCGGGGAGGGAGGGACGAGTCGCCTCGCCCCTCCGCGTCCGTGTCAGGCCGCCTGAGCGGTGGCCTCGGTGGCCTTGCCCTTGGCCTCCCACGCCTTGACCGCTGCATCGTATTCCGCATCGGTGGCGTCCCGGAGGGTCAGGTAGCCGAGCTCAGCGTAGAAGGTCACGTCGGAGGGGGTCAGGCCCTCGGTCACCTTGCAGTCCAGGAGAGTCATCCCCTCCTTGTAGAGGTGGAACCGCTTGATGCAGTTGCCCTTGCCCGGATGGCCGATGATCTTGTCAATCACCCGGAGCATCTTGCGCTGAGGCTTGGCCACGACCGGCTCGGAGGACAGACCCTTGATCGGCTTGCCCGACGTGTGGAGGGTGACCCCGACCCCGGCGTCGGCCTTGGCCTGGACGTTCTGGCGGGCGACCTCGATGGGGCTGAGCGGAGCAGCGGCCGGAGCCTTGGTCTGCTGGACGGGAGCGTTGGCCTTGGCCTTGGCCTTGGCGGAAACCTTGGTGGCCTGAGCGCGGGGAGCGGAAGCGGTGGACTTGGTCATGGTCATGGTCGTTATCCTTTAGCTGTTAAGCGGTGAGCGTCATTGCCCTTACCGTGATTTGAGTGTCGCATGTCCCGGTGCAAATGTAAAGCCCTATTTTTCGTTTTAGACAAAATATTTTGGACTCCCTTTCTGGCGCGGCGGGCGCGCGCGATTAGCACAGATCGGGATGGAACGCAAGTGGAAAGTGCGATCGGACAAATATATTTGCGATCGCACATTTAGGACTTGCGTTTCCGGACGGGAAATGCGATCATTCTCTCACAGCAGGAGGTTGGGGAACGGACAGCCTGCGCGATTTTGAAATGTGGCAGAATTGTGGCAGAGACCCACCGATCTACCGAGAGCGACACCGATCTGCCGAGAAAGTCCGAGGATGATAGATTGACGCTGTCCTGTGAGGGAACAAGGCTGTCTGCCGAGAAAGGCTGGCAGTGACACACCGAAGCTGTCATCTGGCAGAGCCCAAGGGAGAAAGGTCAATCGTCCGGATTGGTGCCATCGTCATCGCCGTCTCCATGAACGACCTCGGTGGCCTCGCCCTCGATCACATTGCCTTGCGAGAAGCGAGCCTCCCAGTCGTCGATGGACGCCACATCGGCTGGAGCGACCAGAACGCCACCGGAGACTTTGACGTCGACCTCGCGCTTGTCCCGATAGCCTTCGTCGTGTTTCTTGAGCTCGAGCTCGATGAGTCGGATGGGATAGATCTTCTCCTCGCCGACGACGTTGCCCTGCCGATCGTAGGTGATCTTGGTCGTGCCTTCGAACACGAGGTTCTGGTGATGCTCGATCAGGCGATCTCGGTAGTTGTGCTCGGCCATCATGCAGGCTTCCGCAAAGTCGGGATCGATCTCCATATGGCGACGGACCGTCTGGGGCGTCACTCCTGCCGCCTGAGCAGCCTGTCCCATACGAGCATGTTCGGAATAATGTTCGAGGAATATACCCTTCGCTCGATCGTCTAATTTCTCGCGTTGAGAAACAATCTTCACCCGCCAGTTTCCCTCGGCATCCTGATATTGGACGGGAGAGAACATATGAGTCTTTCGGGGAAGATCTGACATCGTCGAAGGTCCTTGGTTGATCCGACGCGGCTACGCGCCTGCGAGGGATTGAATATCGGAAATCGCAGCTGTCACTATAGCCCAAGGAGAGGTTGGAGAGCAAGTCAAGATTGAGTGGAGTCGGCCTGTTTTGCAACTGA